CTCGTCGTCGGTCTGGTCGTCGACCTGTTCGCGCAACAGGCCGCCAAGCCCGAGGTCGGACGCGGCGGTCGACAGCCCTGGACTGCGCGGGAGAGGCATGACGCGACGGTGCGCCGCGCGCCGCATTGCGGCAACGCACCGCAAGAAAAAGGCCGCCCGGTGAGGGGCGGCCAAGACTCATCGCGGGAAGGCGTCAAACAGAGTGGACAGGGACCACTCACAACGCGACCATGCGCCGGCGGATCAGGGACGGCAACGCACCTATGCCGGCGCGAACACGTCGAAGTCGGTCCCGACGGCCTGAGCAGCCGCCTGTCCGGCACGGGGGATTGCAAACCGCTCGACGGTACGGGCATTGCGGATATCCATGCACAGCACCCGGGACGCGCTGAGCAGGTCGTCGTCGATCTTGCGCACCAGCCCGTTGATGCGGTGATAGCCGCGGTATTCGTCGAACCATTCGGTCAGGTGCTTGGCAACACGCAGCCGGCCGGTGGCGAAGCGGGTTTCCAGTTCGGTGATGCCAGCCTCGAAGTTGTAACCGCCGTCTTTGAACGTTGCGTGTGTCGGCCGCATGTTGAGCCCGAGTTTCTTGTAGGTCGCCGCGATCGTCTCGCCCGTGAGGATGCCGGCGCCCTTACCGCCGTCGTGCGGCCAGGCGACCGGGGCGAGCCGCAGCGGGTGTTCCTTCATCGCCGCCACATGGCTGAGCGCGAGCCCGAGCAGCCGAACAGCATGCACCACGTAGATCACATCGTTGTCGCGATCCCAGGCGCCGAGCACCGCGGCGAACGGGTGGCCGCTGGTTTCCGAGCCGGAGTGGCGGAAGTCGATCGCCCACATCCACGGCCAGTAAGGCGGAAACGTCGTCCAGTCGCGGGTATGCTCGAACGTTTCCGGCTCGGTCTCGAACACCGACCCCTGCCCCATCATGTCGCCGCCAAACGCCCGCGTCGCGGCTTTTTTTCCGTAGCGCGCGATGATCTTGGGAATTTCTTCGTCCGGGATATGCCCGCCCTTCGACACCGCCGCGTCGTAGATCGTCATCAGGATTTCGGCCGTGCCGGGCGCCCGGCTCTTGAAATGCCGGCGCACCGGCGACAAGCCCACCATCGGCGTCATCGTCCAGTTGATCTGGCCCTGCGTCGTGGTCAGGCGGGCCTGGCACTCGCTGTAGATGTCGCCCGGGGGTTCTCCGCCGCCGTCCGCCGCCCCCTCATCCGGGTCCTCGTCGCCCCAGATCACGTCGACCGGCTCGCCCTGCCACGCCGCCCGGCCCATCTCGAAGGTCTTGAACCGGACGATCGCGTTCTTGCCGTTCTCGCGCCGCAGTGTCACGGTGTCGACGAAGTCCGAAATACCGCGCGCCATGGTGGGCTTGCCGACGATGTTGTCGAGCGGGATCAGCCCGGTGCCAAGCCCGCCATCCTGCCGCACGTCGCCAAGCAACTTGAGCTGCACGCCGTCGCGGGTCTTGCCCGAGGTGGTGCAGCCGGCCCAGCCGATGAAGTCGTAGGCGCGCTCAAGCAGTTTGGGTGGGTTGATGAAGCGGCGACCGCGGTACCATTCGGGGTAGAGGCTCAGCGCGTGGAAGGTCATCTCGGCGGCGCCCGCGTGGGTCTTGCCCTGCTGGTTGCCCGCCCGCAGCATCTTCTCCTCGGCGAGGAGGTTGTGCCACGCCATCTGCTGCCCGTTCGGCCGGTAGAAGTCGATGCGCCGGTACTTCTGCCGGTACTGCAACTCGGTGTGCATCTTCTTGGCGTGCCGGCGCACATCGTTCGGGTCGGGGCCTTCCTCGATCTCAGCCACCGGTCGCCTCGTGCTCGATCACCGGCGGCAGAGCGCGCCGCTCCTGCTCCGCCAGCATCTTCTCGTACCGGTCCAGCCCCGAAAACCCGAACAACTCGACCAGCTTCTCGCGCGCCACCCCCAGCCCGAGCAGTACCTTCAGGTCGTTCACCGCCGAATCCGTGTGGTTGACCGTCACATCGCCCGAATGGTTGACGTCGACCGACGTGCGCTCCCCAAGCCCAAGGCTCGATAGCGTCGCCCGCACCGTCCGCGCGTGATCCGGGTGACTGGTGTTCTGGATCAGCTTGAGGTTCGCCATCAGCGCCGGCACCAACTGCATCCGGTACGCCTGCCGCCCGACCTCCTCAATCGCCGCAATCACCCGCTCGCGATGCGCAAGCCGGTGCCCCATGACCCGAATCGCGCCATTGTTGCTGTCGGTGTACCCCGCCAGCCGCGCCGCATCCGTCTGGTCCGACGCCCCCGCAATCACCAGCGCCCACACGAACTTGCGCTCGCCGTCGCTGCAAGCCTGCATCCGCGGACCAAACTCAAAATCAGCCGGTATCTCCATGAACCGCACACTGGATAACGCATTAACCGACGGCAACGCACCCCGGCCCAAATTCCCAGAACAACCCCCATGTTGCGGGAAAGACACAAGGTTTTCAGGAGGGACCGCGAAATGGAGCGGATACCTCAAATAGCCGGACGTGCTGCGTTTCCGGGGGTACCCCCACCCCACCCCGGTCTTTCATGGGCAAACGCATCGATCCTGCATCAAGCCAGGCATTTCGAGGTCAGGCTGAGCGCGCACCGCTCATGTGCCACAAGCGCCAAATCACACCTAACCCATTGATCTCTCTCAACACGTACATCTATCAGCGCGGCAACATCGCTGTTTGTTGCATCGCATCCATCAATTGCTGCACTGCGAATAGTCGTTATCCAGCATGCAGGAGGAATGAGATGCTTTCCTCAATGCGCTGCTTCGACGTGTTGAGGGGCAGGCAAGTGGTCATCCGAGCATGGTGGATGCGGGCTGTTCGTCGTGCCGATGCGTGAGGTGCGTGCGCAGCAATAGAAGCACTCTTATGGTGCGCACGCGGGTTTAAGGCGTGCTCTTCGGGCTCGTTCACGGTCGCGGGCTTTGGCCTTCCTGAGCCTGATCCTGCCTGCCCTGTTGAGGTCAACGGCACCGATGGTGGTGATGCCGAGCGCTGCACGATCTGCCGCGGTGAGGCGCATTCGCCATGCGAGTTGGTCAGCCTTCCAGCGCTGGGGATTGGTCAGGGCGTGGTCGATCACCTGGCGGGCTTCGGCGACGGTGAGCCATGGCGCCCATATCTCGACGTAGCGGTGCATACGATCGCGGGAGTTCGAGAGCATGGCGACGTGCGAGAGGGCGACGAATAGATCATCGCGGCCGGCGTCGTCATCAGGCAGCGTGATGCCGTAGCGGGCACGGAACAGGCGTGCGAGGTCATTGAGCCTGAGCGTGGCGATCTGCGGGGCGGTGCGTGTTTGGGCTCGCGCCTTGCGCTTGTAGCGCTGCTTTATCTCGACGCGCCGAGCGATCCTGACGTCAGGCATGCCGCACGCTCGCATGCTCGCCACATGGCGCAACGCACCCTGCTCACGCTATTTGAGTGTGAGAAACGCCTGTGCCGCAGTGGTTTTTACAGCTTACCATCGCGTCGCATCTGATCCTCGATCGCTTGGCGCTCTGCATCGCTGAGCTTGCGGCCTGCGTTGGCGGCGCCGAATGTGCTGCCCTTGAGCGCGCGGATATGGGTCGTCTGCAACCCACCAAGCCCACGCAGTTCGTGGCCGAAATCCTGCACCCGCTCGAATGGCCGAGGCTGGTCGCGTCCCTTCCTAAACCGCTTCATTTCCTCGCCCTCTTCCACCTGGCTTTGGCGGCAAATCGAGCTGTGAGCGTTCGTTGCTTGGGCGTGAGCTTTGCCGCCCTCACCTTTCCGCCCCTCTTTCCGATCTTCCTCATGTGCCGCAACGACAAACCCCCATGCTTGCCGACGCTACGCATACGCACCTGAGAAGTGTTGCGCGGCGTCAATCTGCTCGCGATTTGCTTCATCGCTTCGGGGTCTTCGATGAAGGCGAGCGCCATGCCGTGCGCGCCGAGTGTCGGGCCCCAACTCTCAGGCCCGAGTGATTTGATCTCGGCGAGTATCTTCGACATGTGACCGGGAGTGAGCCCGGCGATCTCGCCCAACACCGTGCGGCTGGCGTTGAGCTCTTCGGCACGCGCACG